AATGTTCTGTGTTAGACCATCTTTAAACTTATTCATTACTCTTTCTGGAAGAATTAAATCTGTTAAATCCTTTGGTCTATATTTTTCTGTAAATAATGCTTGAATCATCTAGTGTATATTTTAGTAATTATATCAAGAAATCACTAAATGTTTCAGTAATAAATACTATATGGCATATAATAAGAAATATCCTAATATAAAGAGAACTGGTGGACCTTATCCTAGGAATAGATTCGGTGTTCGCTACGACTCTATCTCTAAACAACAGCGTAGATTATTATTAGAACATCCTATACTCAAGGACCGTGCTCAGAGTGATCAGTTCTTACATATTATTTTTGAAGTATGCAGACACAGGCATGTTGATCGATTTGATAAATTTTATTATGATCTATCTACTGATTCTTTTGTAAATATGAGTGAATTAAAAGAAAACTACGATACTATTGATTGGGTATGTGCTATAAGCGGTAGAGATATCAGGTCTAATATAAATGATTTTAGTCCAAGTAATTTTATACATGAAGAATATTTAGATATATTAAATCCTAATTTTGTAGATGCTAGAATTGTAAAGTCTTCAGTTCTCTTTCAAAAACACGTAAAAAAACTCCTACTGAATCAACAGAAGGAGTTCTTAAAACTTGCTCGTAAAAATAGTAAATCCTAGATTAACTTTGAAAATTTATCTCTAATAGATAATCCTTCCGAAACCATTTGATCTGATTCCAATTTAGTAATTATCGAATTGTACTTTGTGTATAATTTTGTATTATGTAATTGCCAACTCGATTTACCTGCAATTTCCTCTGCTAATAAATCATTACCAACTTTTAAAGCTCTATAAATTAAAGATTCTTTTTGACTCTTTTCTTTATTTTCTTCATTGATGTTTGTAAACATCTCAGATATTAATGTATCAATCTGTTCTTCTAAAGCTTTCATATCTAACATTACCGTATCGAATGATTCTCCTAATTCAGATTTTTTCTTTTTAAAATCTTCTACTTTAGACTTTAATGACTCAATACTCTTTTTAATACCTTCTTTAGCGCTATCTGGAATTTCCTTGCCATCGCTTTCTCCAGTTTCTAATTTTTCTTCTGCATTTTTAATTTTTTTAGTAAGAGATTCTATTTGATCATCAAATGCTTTTTTCTTATCAGTGCTATCTGTTTCACCTGATACTTTTTTATCTTTGCCAGCAGCTGCATCCGCGTCTTTATCAGCTTTTTTTGCTTTTAAAGTTACTTTAGTTAATTTTTGTTTAGCATCTGAAAGGTCTTTCTTTGCACCTTCTTCATCTTCACCTTCAAGGCCTGCTATTTTAAGATTAATTTCTGCTATTTTAAGTCTAGCAGTTGCATTCTTTACAGGATCTTCGTCCTTTCCTGCGCCAGTAATTAAAGGCTTTCTTGCTTGTTTTAAAGCGCTAATTTTATCTGCTTTACTTTTTTCCTTATTTTTGTCTGCATCAGGTACATCTTCTTTCTTACCTTTTTGCTCTTTATCTACTGCTTTCTGAAGTTCTGCCTCATCTTCTTTACCGGGCTTTGAATCGTTATATGCTCTTTCATCTTCAGCAACAGCTAATTTTAATTTATTTATTTGATCTTTAATTGCTTTTTTCTGAGATGGAGATGCTTCACCTAAAGTAATTTTTAATATTTCCATCTTACCTGCTTTTTTCTCGGCAGATAAAGCATTTTTAACTACGCTTCCTTTTTTTCCATATTTATCATCAACTTGAGTTTGTAAGCTTGTCATAGTTTCTTTAGCAACCTCTAATTTAGCTGACATGGCATCTTTCTTTTTTCCAGCTTCAGCTGAAGCGATTGAATTTTTAACACCTGCTATTTTAACACCCATTGCATTTACTTTAGCCTGTGCTTTTCTAGCCTTAGGTGCAGTAACTTTCCAATCGTAAAATTTCTTAGCTCCTACTCCTAATGCAGCAATTCCACCAAGTGCTGCAGCTCCTGCAACATCTAGTGAATCTTCATTTAATGATAGGTCTTCAGTTAATTCACCTGCTAATGTTTCAAGTGAAGTCATAATATGATCTATATCACTAATCATATCTGTTCTATTTCCTGTTTCGATATTTACGTCTGATGATACTGTTGGTTCAACAGATGCTATAGGTTCAGATACAGTTGGTGTTGGGTTTAATTCTTCATTAATAACCTCTAACCATTTTTCAAATTTATCCATTTCTTGTTATTTTGATTTATATACTATATATCAACAAAAAAAGGGAAGCATTGCTGCTTCCCTTTCTTAAAATATTTGGTTGGTTGAATTAACCAATCAATTTAGAATTATACTAAGTTGATTAAGTTAGTCCAAGCACCGTCAATTGAGAATTGTACGTATTGAGTTTCTGCATGGAATCCAGCTTCAACTAATGCGAATCTTGACTTAACCGCAATTTTAGGAGCCATAGTTCCTTCAGCGATAGCTTGTACTGATTCTGCCATTAAGTAAGGCATGAATACTAATCCAGGACCGTTTCCGTCTCCTTTTCTACCAACAGATACTGAGTAATCTCCCCATGCCATTGTTGGATCAGTGTAAACATTGATTCCAGCAACAGATCCTAATGGATAGATAGCTCCAGCTGATTGAGAGAATGTATTAGACATTGGGTTAGCTACGAATCCAGCGATTGACTGTAATACTGTAGCAACTTGTGGTCCAACAACAGCAAAGTTACCTGCTCCTCTTCTTCCTCTGTTAGCGATTAAGTTAGCAGCAGCTAAAACTTGAGTTAAGATTGATCTGTGTGCAGATGCAACAGTATCTCCTCCAGTTAATGCAGATGCTTGAGGTAAAGTAATATCGAAACCTCCAGCAGTAAATGCTTCAGTAACGTTTTTAGTACCTAAAGTTCTAACTTCACTTAAGATGTATTGGTTAATAGACTGTGTTAATTCGTTAGTTAATACTGACTCAACTTGAGCAACAGCGTCAACACCGTATTGTTTTAAGTCTTGGATTTGCTCTCTAGTAACTGCAGCAGCAACTTGGAAAGTTTCAGCAGCAATTGATTTAGAGAATAAAGATAATCCCATGATTTTGTCATTAGTAGATTCACCCTCTTTTCTTGAGTATGGTGATCCATCAGCTTTTCCAGAGAATCCTGGAATGTGATCTTCTAATGCTTTTACTAATTCAGCGTCTGCGTATCTAGCAGCAATGTTTGCTTCACCAACAGCTAATGCATCAACAACTTCGATGATGTTTTTTCCGTCGATTCTAGATTCTCCAACTTTAACATCAGTACCTGCAGCAGCATCTGAAGTTTTGATGTAAGTAGGTGCAACACCATTATCTAATCTACCACCTTCGTAAGTAAAGTCTAAGTAAGATAATAATCCCATTGGTCCAGCCATAGGAACTACAGGTACTAAATCTAAACCTACAGTTTGTGCAGCAACTTGCATTGCTAAAGGTAATAATGAAGGAGCTTTATCTCCTGATCCTAAATCTGCAGAGTTTGGGTTTGCAGGTAATTTTGCAGCTCCCATACCAGCTAAATTCATAGATGGATCTAAAGACATAATGTTTGCGTCTTCGTATAATTTGTGGTTGTGACAGTAAGTCGACATCCATGCTAATTTCTCAGCGTCGTTGATTCCTGTAGCAGATTCGATGATCGGTGACCATGTTGCTCTAACTTCAGACTCGTTAATTAAATTTGCCATTTTTGTTATATTATTTTTTTTTAATGGTTTTTATTATTGTTTTCGATTGTCTTTCAGTTTTTTGCTTCTTAACTGATAATCGATTATGTTCATACTATATATCTATAATAATTTATTAAAAAATGAGTTTTTTCATTTTTTCATTTTTTTAATAAAAAAGATTAGAAAACTATTGCTAGTCTTCTAATCTTCTATTTTAATAAATTAAATTTGATTATTTGTTAAATCTACTCTTAAGTTGTAATGCAATTGAATCTGTATCGTATCCAATTGTTGGTTTAACTTCTTTCTTCTCGTTGATAGCTACTTTTTCCATAACGGTTGTAACTTCTCTAAGATCTCTAGTTTGCCAGAAATTTGCAACTTGATATGGTGTGTTTAACGTGAAGTATTTAGATTGAGATAAAATTTCATTCTTTTTAGCTTCTGATAAACCTGACCATGCATCTGAATATTCTGCTGGCATCATTGAAATCACATTAGGTGTAGATTTTGATGGTGCATCAGTAATTAATGCGTTTTGCCATAATCCTAAGATTTGACCTTCTGTTAAAAATCCTCTACCTTCTACCGCGTTTAATACTTTAGATTGATCTTCTTCGTTTAATTCGTTAAACTCGTTTCTTGAGCTTTCAGAAATAAAGTTAAAGAATCCTGGTGTATTAGATTTATTTTCAGTTGTTTTATTAATTAAAGATTGTAACTTTTCAGTTATTTCATTTTTGTAAGTTTGAAGCTCGTTAGATTCTTCAACTTCTTCAGTCTCTTCAACTTCTTCCTCTTTAACTGCTTCAGTTTCTGTAGATTCATGGAATTCTTGATCTTCTTCTTCAGTTTCTTCAACTGCTTCTACCTCTTCAGTTTCTTCAACCGCTTTAGTTTCTTCAACTTCTTCAGTTTCTTCAACTTCTTCAGTTTCTTCAACTGCTTTAGTTTCTTCAACTTCTTCAGTTTCTTCAACTGCTTCAGTTTCTTCAACTGCTTCAGTTTCTTCTGAGATTTCTTCTCCTTCAGCATCTCCTTCACCGTCAAGCTCTAAATCAGCTTCTACGTTTTCTGGCTCTTCAACGTCGTTTGCTACTTCTTTAGCGTCGTTTTCGTCTTCGATTTCTTCAACTTCTTTACCAGCTTCAGCTTCTTCTGAGATTTCCTCTCCTTCAGCGTCTCCTTCACCTTCAAGTTCTAGATCTTTTTCAACATCTTTAACTTCAGCTCCATGTTCTAATTCATTTTCTTCAGCATCAACTGTAGGTTCAGTAACATCCTTTGCATCGTTTTCATCTTCGATTTCTTCAACTTCTTTACCAGCTTCATCTTCTAAAATTAAATTGGTATTTACAGTTTCAGCAACGTATTCTGCGTATTCTGTAACTTTTTCTAAGTTTTCTTTTAAATAGTCGATATACTTTAATAAACCTTCGTGAGTTGTTGCTCCTTCGTTATAAGATTCTGCTAAGTAGTTAGTGTACTCTTTAATTGAATCAACACCTTCAGCGATATGCTCAGAGTATTGAATTGATTGATCTAATTTTTCTGCAATACTTTCTGTGTATTGGATTGATTGATCCGTTTTTGTTGCTAATTCTTCGGCTGTATTAATAGACTGATCTAATTTTTCTGCTAAATATCCAGCATATTCTTTTAGATTTTCTATTTCTGTATCATTGCCATTTTCTTTAGCAGCTGCCATAGATTCTTTAATACTTTTCATTTCTTCAGAAAGATATTGTGAGTATTTATTAAAATCTTCAACAGTGATAAATTTAGATTCTGCCATTGTTTCTGTTTGTTTATTTTCGATTTTTGTTGTTTCTTCGTTTAAATTTGAGCTTCCACCGATTTCATAGATTAAAATATCAGAGTTGTTTTCAAATCCAAAAGATTCGTTAACTCTCTTTAATTCTGCGTTTTCAAATCCAGGATCTGCAACTAAATCATAAGTGAATAGTTGTTTAATCTTTACTTTACCATTAGATTCTACAGCACCAGCGGCTCTTGAAGAAATTTGAAGTGGTACTCCAGCATCAACAAGTGCTTTAGCTTGACGACCAGCGTCAGTATCTAATAATCTAATACGTCCTTTAATTTGCTTATTTGCTTCATCGTATGTTATTTCTTCAATAATGTGTGATACATTCTTTAAAGAAACGTCAAAATTTTGTGGATGATCTAATTCACCTAAAAGTTTAGATGCTTTGATTTTATCTTGTAATGATTCGATCTGTGGTAGATACTCTTCAGCAGTGTAAATACGGTTGTTTCTATTCTTCGTATCTAATTCGCCAAAAACTCCTTCTAATACATATACTCCGTTTTCTTCTTTAAATTCTAAACCCGAAGCAGATCTTTCTAAGATTAATAAGTCAGTTTTGCTCATTTTATTATTTTATTATATTTGTATTATATATCTTTATTAAAAAGTGTGATTTTTAAAAAATTAATTTTTTTAAATATCTGCTAAAGGATCTTCCTCTCCACCTTCTTCTTCTTTTTTCTCTTCTTCTTCCTCTTCAGTTTCTTTCGCTGTAATTTCTTCTAAATATTCGTTATACATTACAACTAAATTTTGCATATCTGCTTCAGTAAAAGCTGTATTACCATACTGATCGAAAAAATATTCTTTAAATTCCTTTTCAGTCTCAGAACTAACTATTGCTCCGATAATTTCTTGAGATTTAAGTTCAATCCCATCGTCTGTTGAAAAATCATCAATTTTAATATCAGAATCAGGTGTAACCGTTTTTGCGTCTTCGGCTATAAAATCTTCGTATAATCTTACTTTTTTCATTTTATTAATTTATTTTTATTATATATCCTCTTTACATTCCAGCGTCCATTGGGTCAACTTCAGGTTCTTCTGCATCTTTAGCAGCCTTTCTTGCTTTATAAGCTGCATTAGCTGCTTTATCATCTGGACTTAGTTTTAAATATCTATCAACTAAGAAGTCTGAATCAAAGTAGTAATCTTCTTCCATTGTTTCTGGGTTTGTTTCAACTAGAGAATCTTTTACAGAACTAATAAATTCTACTCTACGTTCCATGATTTCCATTTGTTTTAATTCAGCAAACATATTCTCTTCAAGGAATTGTAGAGATATTTGTGTTTTAAACGATGCATCATTTTCAAATTCAGGAAATTTTAAACACATTTGAATGTATAATGGTTTAACTAAAATTTCTTGGAATGTAGATCTTAAACGTTTAATAAATTTACCAAACTTGATCTCATCTCTAATCATACCATCGGCAGCTAAATTGAAATCTCCACCACCATCTTCATACATGAATCTATTAAATGGTATTTTAGAAACCATTTTTAATTTATCTGAGAAATATTTAAGAGCCTCTGTATCTGATAATTCAGGACCTTCTCCTCCTAGTGTTTCAATCTCCGGCTGTTCTCCATCTTTCGAAGGTAACCAATATTCTTTATTAAATTGTAACATTGGTTTACCGTCAGTATGCATACTTCCAGATTCCCAATCAAAATCTACAACTTCTTTATAGTTATTCATTAACTGAGCAAGTGATTGTTTTGCTCTTGTTTTAGATTTACCACCAACTGGGATTATAAATTTCATTCTATAAGAAGAATTAGTAACAGCCCAGATTACTCTAGTGTGTTCCATAATTCTCATTAAATTAAATGACCTTATAAGTCTCTCTAAGTAACTTACTCTCGAGGCTGTGGTAATTGATGAATAAGAAATATAAATGATCTGAGAGTCATATAGAACTCTCTCTTTAACTGGATCGTCTTTAAATTGAGTCCATACTTTCTTACCATCCGTTTTATTATATCCTGGAATTAATGTTATAGGATCAATTTCTTTAAATCCAATAATTTGAGTTTGCTCAGGGTTATAAACTATTTCAAAAGAAAGATAACCATCAACTAAGAACTTTCTATAAAAGTACCATGCCGATTGGTCTTGATTAAATCCAAAATATTGATAAATATCTCGATATGCTTTTTGTAAATATTTTTCAACTTCTTCACTAACATCCATTCCTATAAGTTCAGGAGTTGCAAAAAAGTTTTTATTATCATAAACAACTGATTCATCACAAAGAATATCTAAAATATCTTCGATTTCATCATACGTTGAAAATGCTCTTAATTCATTACGCTTACTTTCGTAATTTTGATCGAAGAACGGTATATTCTTACGCATTGTTGTATCAGACATTGAAAGAGCTGCAAACGCTCCATACATATCATCTGAGTCTACTCCCATTTGGTTTATTTGACCAAAACCTATTGCGTCTTCAATCGGACCTATTGCCTGTGATTGCCTAAGTACTAAATCATCATAATACATACCAAAAGAGCTTAGCTTTTTTAGCTGATCTCTCAGTGTAAATGATTTCTTGTTGTAGCTTAATGGTCCATTTCTATCTACGAATCCTGCCATTATAATATAATATTAATTTTGTTTATATATTCTTTTTTTATTTCTTAGAAAACAATCTTCTAATTTGTTTCATTGTAACACCATTTAAATCAATAAAATCACATAGTGCTATCTCTGGCCATTTAGAATAACTAACAACTGCTTGTTTTTGTTTTCTACTTGGTTTATATTGTCTGATTGCAAAATCACATCCGGATCTTTGTAAATACGATTTCATACCGTCGTACGTTATTCTTAATCCTCCTTGTGTTTTTGCGTTATAATATTTTACACCTGTTGAATTACTTTTTATTTGACCTTGTACCCTGCTATATAGATCATCTAATAAATCTTCTTTAACTCTAATTGGTAATAAATTTAAATTAACTCCTAAATCGTTGTTATTATCTAATTGTTCTAAAGCGAGTACTACTGGGTTTTTGTCGAAAAATTCGAGATCTGGTGTAATAGGGTCATATTCAAATATGTATATTTTTCCAGGTTCAAATCTATTTCTAACATAAGCTGCTTCTTTTACACTTTTATTACTAACACCATCATTAAACCATTTCTCAGCAGCCTTTCTGGCAGCTCTTTTACTACCAGCGCTTTTTGTTAATTCTCTTATTTGTTTTTTAACGTAGCCCATTTAATATAGTGTCTTCTGTTAATACTATAAAGTTCCAGTTACGACCTTCACAATATTCTTTAGCAGCATTGTATTTATCCATGTTTTTAACATACTGCTCTGCCAGAAATTTATAAGATTTTATAGCTTTTTTTGAATTTTTCTTAGGAGGTTCTGGTTTTTGAATTTGTGCCTTTGGTTTAATTTCAACTAAATATTCTTTATTAGAATTATCCTGTTGTTTTTGTTTAAAATAAAAATCAGGATAATATTTACGTGCCTTATTATCTTGTCTCGACCAATATTTAATTTCAACAGGCTCACTTGACCAATTTAATACTTTATCATTCATGTCACACCAAATACAGAATTTGCGCTCCCATGAGCTTCTGTATATAATCGGAGTTGGTCCGATATATTTCTCAGGAAAGTTAGGGATAAAATAACCTTGATTAAATCCTGAGTTTTTAGTTGGTTTAACATTCTTTATTGACATGTTATATTGTATAGATTCCAGACTGTTCTCCTCCTTTATCAGATCCATATCCATCAATTGATATAGTTCCTTTATATTTTTGTGGATGAATTTTATTCCATCCTTTAGCGTATCCTCTTTTTGCAATTTCTGTAAAATACGCAAATGCATTAGGATATTTAGGGTTAAAGTTTCTCCAATATTTAAGAAGGTCTAAAATAGCAAATTGAAGACAGTCATGTCTATCATCTTCGTTAACATATCGCATCTTATTTATTGCCTTTTCAGCAAGTAGAAGTAACATCTTCTCTGCTGTTGGAGTAAGTGTGTCTTGTTCTTTTGAAAGACTCATTTCTGCATGAAAATCTTTATTGTTAAGGTAGTTCTTTTTACGTGGCACTGTTTATAATTTAATTTATTTAAAGGTTATACAGTAAAAATGCAATTTGTTTATTAATAAAAAAAGGGAACTTTCGTTCCCTTAATTAGAGTAATATGTAATTCTTAATTACTTCTTTAACTCTGCAATTTTATTTTTCCAATCTAATATTTCTTTTGTAATAAGTATATCAGCTGCTTTTATTTCAGAAATTGATTTATCAGCCTCTGCTAATAAACCTCTTTGATCTTTTAAAAATGATACTATATCTTCGTATGATTCTATTTTTGCGTTTATGTCTGCTATTGTTTTAGATTCTCCTTCTAATAAATCTAATAAAAAAGAAGATGCGTCTAATTTAGTTTCTTCAGAGACTATATTAAGTGCTGTATTTGCAGAATCTGCTTTAAAAAATCTTGCAATTTTTGTTTCTGAATTAAATCTAGAAACATATACACTTTCGTTTATTTTAAATAAATCAACATTTATATTTTTATTATTAAATGAAGCTACAAAATCTAAAACTATAAAGTTTTCAATTAAATTTGGTAAAGATTCAAATAAATCAGATTTATTCTTATTATTATACCTTACTAAACCTGCTTGTAGAACGTGGTTTGTGAAAGAACCATTTATTTCAATTCCATTGACCTTAAAGATGTTTTCTTTAATCAGATATTCAAATTGAGAAGATCCATTATACCAGTTTATTTTATTAGTTAAAAATTCAAACGACTCAAATGCATTAATCGCATTTTTTAAAGTATTACTTATGTGTTCAGTTTCTGTTAGAATATCATTATTTAATTCAAAAGTTCTACCATTAATATAAAATGTTGAAGAATTTTTGTCTTTAAAAAATGGAGATAATATATTTGTTTTCATCGCTTGTTTGTTTTTTAATAAGTGACATTACTATTAGAATGCCCTACAACATACCAAGAGTCTTGATAATATTTAATACTTATTGCTCCTCCTGCTAAAATCTCAATTGACTGAGGTCCTTCAAAATTAGAAGTATCTATTTGAATAGTACCGTTTGCTGCTATAATAACCGATTCTTGTCCTATTGTTCCAGGGGAAAGAACAAGCGGTGATTGTTGTTGATTTGCGTCAATAATCAATGGTGTTGAATTAGAACTTCCAGCGTTTGGAATGTATCTATCACTTGCGTTAAACGAAGTGTCTGCTGCAAAATTGCTATTATTTTGAGATGGCTTAGATGTTAATGTAGAATCTATAACCATTGTAGTATCTCCTCTGTTTGTTGCTATTGTTTCATCTTCTAAACTTCCTTTTGAAACTACCGAAGATACAATTTCAAACATTCTATTACCAACATGCGTTTCTGAATCAAATTCAAAAGCAGGTATAAATGAATTTACTACGATTGGAAATGTTATTTTATATTTATCTTTATCATCAAAAGTAAAATCAATTGGATTTTGTATTTCAAAATCTTCAGGAATTGCATAATATGAATTTAATCTATATGTTGCCTCGTCTAAATGACCAACCTCAACATTAAAGGTATTAGACTTATATAAAGTCTTAACCATCATTTCAGTTATTTTAAAAGCATCTAATGTAGAGCTAACTAAAATCTCAATATCAAATGAAAGCTCTATAGGAATCATTTCAAATTCAGATTGATAACCTTCCATAGCGCCTTCGCTATTCATTTTAGTATAGCTTCCAACATTACGTTTATTTACTAAACTGCCTGAATCAATAGCCATTCCCGTTACTCTTGCAACTCCTCTTGGAACAACATCATAATTACCATCGGCAAACCCTACATCAGGGTGACAATCAGGTCCAGACGCTGTAGAAAATAAAAAATTATCTCTTAAAAATTGATCATCCCCTGTTATTGAATAATAAAAAGGAACATCAATTGCCTTACGGGTATTTGAATCTACTTGTCTGTAGAAATATAGCTTATTATTTAAGTCTGCTAATAAGCCTATGATTAAATGTCTAACGACACTGTCGTCTGAATTGTATTTTAAATTGTATGAAGCCATATTAATTTTTATTCTATAGCTTCTATCTCAAATTTAGAGAAGCCATTTTCTCTATATATTTGTATTTTTTTATCAAATAATTCATGTGGAAGAACTGAGTGATTAATTACAAATGTATTAATCTTGCTCTCTTTGATTACTTGACTTAATATTTTAAGAATATTATGAACCCCATCTGCATCTACTGAACTTAATAATTCATCTAAGAATAACAGATTTAATTGTGGAAATCTTAATTTTAATATTTTAATGATTGCAATAATAACAATAAAGTCTGCTTTTTTACGCTCGCCTGTCGATAATGTTAGTGGGTTGATGTCTTCTCCTAAGTGATTTATAATACAATCAAACTTATCGTTGAATCTAATATGAAACGGAAGGTGCATTGTTTGGGCCATTGCCGCTATGTTTGTATTTAGCCCTGGTAATATTGTTTGAATTGCCAAGTTTTTTACACCATCTTCACCTAATATTTCTTCTATATTTTCTAAAAAATAATAATCACTATTAACTTTAGACTGTGATGTTGTTTTTTCAGATTCTTGAGATTCAAACCCTTTAATTAATTCTTTCATGTGTGGAAAATTACCCTCACTGTCAATAGAATCTTTAATAGTAATTAACTCTTTTTTGAGATTTAATATATTTGTATTTATTGAAGCAACTTTTTCTCGAACCTGATCGTTTTTTTGATTCATTAAAAATATTTTATCTTTAATATCTAAAACATCTTTATTGGCATCTGCAATTTTATTAGGTAAATCTGATATTAAAGCTTCTAATTCTTTTTTTCTATCTTCATGAAAATCAGAAGTTAAAGGAGCCGTACAAGTTGGACATGAATTACTTTCATAAAGGCTTAATTTCTTTTTAAGTTCTTTTAATTCATATTCAAGATCTGATTTATCTTGAGTAGCGCTTTGATTTACTAAATTTAAATCCTTAATAGAGTTTGATATTTTAGTTTGTGCATCAACTAATTTATCTTTATTATCTCCATATTTTTTTAGAGTATTTTTTAATTCTTGAATTTTAGCTTTATCTTTTTTATTAGATTCAGCTAGCATTTCATTAAGTTTCATATTAACCGAAGTAATATTTTCAGTTAATTGTTTTAATTCTCTATCATAAACATCTAATTCAACTTTTAAACTTTTACGCTGTTCTTTGATTTGACGTTGCATATCATTAAGAATAGAAAATCCAAACATTCTATCTATGATTTGCTTTTTATCATTATTTGTCATTGTTAAAAAAGATTTAAAATCATTAACTGACAATATGATAATATTTTTAAATACATGGTATGGAATTCCAAATATTTCTTCTTCTAAATATTCTTGAACTGATCTTTTACCAGCTTTATCAAATTCAACTCCATTTAATTTAACTTCAAATTTATTAGGAGCTAATCCTCTTTCTATTGAAACTTCATTAGTTCCACATAATAAATTAACCTTTACCCAAAGTTCTTTATTAATTCTATTTGGCAGATCTGCCATTTTAACTCCTTCGACTTTACCATATAACGCAAAAACAATCGCATTCGCAATAGTAGTTTTACCGTGGCCATTTTTACCTAGTGTTAAAAATAACTCTGAAGATTCATCTTCAAATTCTAAACGTTGAATTGAATTTCCATAACTTGCAAAATTCTTAAATTCTATAGATTGGATTCTCATTTGTCGTTATCGTAATTATACGCACATAAATCATGCAGCTTCTTTATTCTATCTTTGATCTGTAATTTTGTTTCATCATCATGAGTCATTCCGTCGATATACATATTACACAAATGTAAAATGTTGTAATTTTTATACATATCTTCGATCTCATCCATGTCATACATGTCTTTATCTATAAACGTATCTTGTTCATATATGTTTGGTTCTATTTTACGAGCACCTTCTTGTATTTTATTAATTAATTTAGATAAAGAATTAGATGCTGCGATATAAGATGGAACAAATAGATCTACAAAATTATTTTCAATCTCATTTTTAAATTCACCTAAAGGTACATTATATAGACTTGTAAGATACTTCTTAATAAATTTAGGTGATCTAGTATTTTCAAAGAAAGTCTCGCTCATGTCACTTAAATCAACGAGGTCAAATCCTTTTTCGTTGTTTGCATCAGATCTAGTTAATTGATATGGAACGCCAACCATTCTTAATTTACCTTTACGTTGTCTATAGTGTATATGACCTGAAAAAACCGCTTCATAATTATCATAAGAATTTGCTTCAACTCCGTGATGATTTGTTACTTTAGAATTTAATTTAATACCTCTAACTTCAGAGTGACAAAAAACTATATTTGTATGTGGATATTTTGCTAGAGTTTCTACTTCATGTTCTGTGTCTCTTCTCCATGGCATTAATAAAACTTTTTTATTAGCCCATTTAAACTCTTTAGGTTCTTTATATATTGCTACATTTGGAATCCATTTTAAACTATCAATTGAAGTTACTTCATTGCTCTTCTTTGCCCATATATCATGATTTCCACATATCACATGGGTTGGTAGAATTTCTCCAACTCTTTCAAAAAAATCAACAGCATAATTTAATACCTTTAAATTTATACTTTGACGATTGTCAAACGCGTCTCCAACTTGAACTAATATATCTCCTTCCTTTACATTTTCTTTTAAAGTAGGTATAAATACATTTTCATAAAAGTCTTTTTGAATATCGAGCCACTCCATAGAATTAGAGCGAACACCTAAGTGCATATCTCCTAATATCCAAATCCTTTTAACGGGTTTGTTTAAGATTTTAGGGTCAATCATATTAGAATAATCTATTTATGTTTTTTCTTTGTAAAATATTAGTTCTTTCGTCTAATTGTTCAATTAGTTCTTCTTTAAATTTATTACCAAGAGATTGGTAAAATCTATTAGGATTAATGTTAAAATAATCGCATAGCTCTGAGAAAACCTCTATTAAAGAGTGTGTATCTCTTGTTTCATCACTAATATATCCATATACTTCGTTGATGTCTATCTTTTTTAATTTAACTGTTTGTTGAAATTCATCAATATTGTTAAAGTGTTTAAATCTAGATTTGATTATTAACTCATGAATAGTATCGGCAATAATTCTAGTTTCAATTTTATCTTCCTCTGATCTATTATCTACCATGTGTGGTGCTAGATTAAAAGTCATTGAAGTGTCAAATTCATATTCCGTTTCTTCAAACGTATTGTCGAATATTTTATCTCTTTTAGTTCTTCCCATTATAAACTGTGTATGTTTGAATTAGTTACCTCATCGGTTTCAGTAAGTCTCATATAACCATAATTAATATGAAGTTTACATTTAGTTCCTTTACCTTCACCGTCCCTGATTTTCAGGATTTTAAGCCAATATTCTTGGCTTGCTCGCATTAAATCGTCTTGGATAATACCAAGCATCATATCAGCAGTGTGTGAAAGACCTGCAGATTCTGCAACGTCTCCCATTCCAATATCACTGGAATTATAATTATTTCTATTAATCTGAGTCGCTGTTACAATTAACCATCCATTACGTACTCCCATTGCTCTTAAATCTTCAGCGATTTGCTTAATCTTTAAGTACATGTTTTCTGAATTTAGATTTCTGTAATTTGCTAAGATGTTAATGTAATCAATAACAACACAGCCTAATTTTATTTTTCTTTCTTCTTCTATTTGTTTTAAATATGCTTCAATATCTGGTACTGTTGCCTGTGACGTTGGAAATTGTCTTACAAATAATTGACCAGGTGGAGTTAAACCATCACCAACTGTTTCAATCTTACGCTTCATGAGATCTCTATTTTTAGCTTTCTCATCGTAATCATTCATTTCAATAGTAAGAAGATTAGCTCCAATACGTTTCATTACTTTATGAGCTGCCATTTCCGCTGAAACAAACGCGGTATTTACTCCCATCTTTACAAAACTCGCAGCATCATTCGCTAGGAATATAGATTTACCGATATTTTGTTCTCCAACATAAACAACTAAAGAACCATCTTTATCATAACCACCGTTTAAAACTCTATCTAAGAAGTGATAACCGCTACTTACTTTCTGTCTTTCTTCATCCCAGTGATCATCCGGATTAAAGAAATCTAATCCTAAATCAGAATTAAATACAATAGCATTTCTATCGTTTATAAGTCCTTTTACTTTAGAAACTATACTGTCTACATTTTCAGGAGTAACTTCAGTTGTTTTAACGTATTCGATAGTATCAATAAGAGTATTATCAAAATTACGCCATTTAATCCAAGATTCTGCAGTTGATGTTAACCATTCTTCGTCGTATTCTGCTAAATCAACAGAGTATATTATTTCTATTAAATCAACATCAACTCTATTTTTAAATTTAGAATCAGATATAAGTAATGTCATCTGATCTAATGATGGACACTCGTGGAATTTATTATGAAATTTCTTAGCTATAGCGTGTAAAATATCTATTTCATCAGATTCATAAAATCCCTTTTGTATTTTATCTAAATATTTTGGTTTAGAAAGTGATAATTTAAAGAATATTTTTTCAAAATTTTCGCCGAATTTCATACGTGTTTATTTTTATATAGGTTATAGTGTAATTTACTGATTTGTTTCTTTTATTCTACACCAATAAATCCTTGACCTACTGACCACGGCTCTTGTCCCCATATATTAATCGCAATTGCTCCTCTTACTCCTTCAGTTACAGTATCAACACAATGTGCTACCTCACCCGGATTAAAAATTACTAATCTATTTGGT